AAATTCAAACATTCGGTAATTGTTAATTTATAAATATATTCAAGTTTAGTAATATCATTTTCAGCGAGGGATTTTATTAAAGCATCAACACCATAAATTTCACTAAATTTTTTTTCTTCTATTGATGTTGATTCGTCTGAATTTGAAAATATTGTTGAATAGTTTCTAAATAATTCATTTTTAGATTTGATAAAAAAAAACATACAGATAATGCCTTTTTCATTGTTAATTTTTTCTTAAATATTTCTGATCGATTAATAATTTTTGTCGAATCATATTCTTCAATTTTACTTTTAAATAATTTTCTTTTCTTTTCTCTAAATAAAATTGCACAAATTATATGTAGATTATCTATAATTTTCTTTTCATTTTTAGTAAAGTTTAATAAATCAACAAAACGACCAGCCGAATATTTATAAATTTCAGAATCAAATGTATATTTTTTTCCATCAATTTTAAAATCATTTAAATCCTCAAAATCTGCTTCTTTTTCTATTACTGTATTTATTAAAGATAATAAGTATTCAAGACTTTGAATTGAATATTTTTCTAAATTACTTATCTTTGTGAATAACTTAATTAAGTTATATTTATTTTCTTCATAATTATCCTTATATGATTGTAGAAGTTGATACTCTTCTATTGTTAAATCACTTATATTTTTTATTTTAATTTTTTTTATCATACCCAATAAGTTAATTTTTGTGTTTTTTTAAATTCAAAAATCATTTTCATCATAACAGCCTCAGCAACATCTGGAGAATACCCCAGCGATCCTTTAACATCTTTTTTTGGAGTTATTTGGCTTTTTGAATCTGAAAAAGGGTTATGGTTTTTGAATGAAACTAATTCTTTAAATAATTTTTCTTTAATTTGTTTATCATCAAAAGATAATTTTAATAAATTCATTCTAAACAATTCTGATAATTTAAACATACATTGACTTTTCAAATTATTAAATTTCTCATTATTTAATGGTGTTGAAGCACTCACAAATCTTGTTATTGAACTTCTTAATTGATTTTCTAAATAATCACAAACACCAACACCAACACCACTCGCATCAACTACAATTTTACTTGCTTTAATATTATATTGTTTTTTTATCTTTATAATATTATCAGATAAGGTAATTGTATCATTTGTGTCAAATGTTTTTATATCTAATATTTCTGAACCCCTCCAAATTACAATAACTGAATTATCATCACCAGTCGAAGCAACATCAACAGATAGGTAATATTCATTGTCTTTATTTTGTAATTCATTACTAAAACTATTTAAATAATCTTCATATGAAAATAAATCTAATGATGAATTTGAATAGTCCCAATTACCTAAATATTGTTGTTGATATTTTGCACCAGTTAGCCTTTTTAAACTATTTAAATAAGATAATGGTAAAAATGGATTGTCCTCCGGGGTGCCCAAAATTACAGATTTATAATTTTCTAATAGATTTGCTTTGTGGGGTGAATAAAAAAGTTCATATAACCAATTTTTAGCAGGATTTGAAACTAATAATAGTTTAGGAATTAAATTATATTCTTTTAACTTCCAGCGTATTCTTGACTTAACATATTCATAAGCGTCTTTTTCAACTTCACCACACTCATCAATACAAGCAAATGTATACTCGGTTGATTTTAGTTCACCCCACTCTGGATCGCTTGGTTTTCTTGCTAATTGTTTCATATTGATTACACTACCATTTTTGAAAATTATCTTATTTGATTTAAAATTATAATTTATCAAATGTTCTAAATTTAGATTTTTTACAATTTCTTGGAAAGTTACTAGTGTAGATTCTGTAATTGAATTTAAAGTTTGTCTACCCCACAAACCTTTTACCCCAGGATATTTAAGACAATATAGTAGTGAAAAAATTGCCAATAGTCTTGATTTACCTACACCAGCGCTGCCACCAAACATTATTTCCTCGATCCCATTTTCAAAATCTAATAAAACATTTAATGCTTTTTCTTGTAATTCTGTTAATTGTAAATCAATTTTCATTTTTAAAATTTTGTTATTTCATTTAGTTCTAAATCTTTTTGAATTTTAATCAATTCTAAATAAGACTTATTTAAAATTATTTTTTGATATTCTGAATAATTATCAATATTTTTCATTAAAAATTCTTTTAATAAAAAAGAAGAACAATTTTTAATATATTCAATGTCATTTTCAAAAATGGCATTAATCAATTTTATCTCTTTTTTCATCTTTATTTATAACTGTTATATTTAAATTTATATCATTATCAAAAGGCTGTGAATCTTTACCAAACCCTCTATTATTTCCTTTATTATCTAAATAATAAGTAATTGCCCTAAAATCATCTTTGGATATTCTGTTGAACAATTTTTCTATTGAAAAATCAAGTAAAATTTCATCTATTTTATCATAATTTTTTTTAAATTCTGGATCAAAATATTGTGATTTTTCATTTATCCATTTTGAAAACCAATCTTTATCGACATCTACCTGACTACAACTTTTTGAAACATTGCCATAATTCATAACTAAAAGATTCAACAATGCCTCTTTTTTTGCTTTTGATTTTTCAGAACCTTTCAGATATTTAAAATTAAAATAATTTTCAACTTCATTATTTAGTTTACTTTTTTCTTCTCTTTTCTTTTTATAAATTTTCTGTTTAGTTCCTGAATCAATATTTTTAAAATCCTCAATTTCTTTTAATTCGGCTTCCGAAACCTTTTTGCCTCTATGATAAATTGTTCCATCATCATCAATAAATTTAGCCATCAAAGCCCAACCTCTTGGCTTTGATGGTTTTTGAGTATTTTTATTTTTATTGCTTTTAGATTTAGCCATTATTTAATATTACAATTTTTAGTATTTATTTACTATTTTTTATAACAGGTTTTTTTATTTCTCTTAAAAATTCATTAACTCTTTCTTTTAAACAAGACGAACAATTTCTAATTATTCCAGTTCCTTTTCCAAATAATTGTCTATATAATTTTTGAAATTGTTCTAAATCTGAGATTGAAGAAAACCCATTTCTACCCTTCATTTTCTCTTCATAAAACTTCAGATACTCAGATTGTTCAGATTGTTCAGATTGTTCAGAATTATTGGTAGTAGCCAAGTCCTGATTTTCTGATTGTTCTGATTGTTCTGATTTTTCTGATGTTTTAAATAATTTAGATTTTTCTGATTTTTTCAAATCTCCCCAAATTTTTTTAAAATCTTCTTTTGTTGCTTCCGGATTATCTTTTTTATATAAAGAATATGCTTTCATATAATTCATTTTAATTTGATTCTTTTTTTTCTATATATTAAATAATATTATCTAAATATTTATCTATAGAATAAATCCTATATCCTTTATATGTTTTTAAAATTCTCTGATCACATGCCTGCGAAACTGAAATTGTTGTTCCTGTTAACCATTTAGCAGCCGAAAAAATTGAAGGGAAAAAATACGAATACCCATCTTTTACTAAAAAAACAGATTTTCTTTTTAAAACTGGATTTTCTTGTTTTAATTTAGAATAGTATTTTTTAACATTTTCTTTTCTTGTTAGAATTTGTAAATTACTTAAAATATTATTCTGTTTATTATTATCAATATGATCAATTGTCATATTATGATCAATTATTCCTTTAAATGTCTGATATATAATTCTGTGAACATATTCAGATTTTTTATTAATAAATATTCTTAGATATCCATTTTTTTGAATATTTGGAATTTTCTTTATTAATTTACCTTTTGTATTTATCTTGAAAATTTCACCTTGTTTATTACAAAAAATATTTTCTTTATATTTTTTAAGTTTAAATTTTTTGATTGTTTCAAAATTTTCTTTTTCAATTTGTTTCTTTAAGTTTTTCATAATTATATAATTGTTTATTATTATATATTTAATTAAAAAACTCATTTTTTTCCACTTTTTTTATGATATAAAAAAAACCTGAAAAGAAATTAATCTAATCAGGTTAAATAATAAATAAAAGATAAATAAATAATTTACATGTATATACTATTATTCTTAACTGATGTTGGATATTTACTATCAATTATGTAATTGAATTGTTCTATGTCTCTTTGAAAGAAATATAAATTTCTCTTTATATTATTTTTATATAAATAAATGTCTTTTAAATATCCTTCAAAATTAAAAATATCATTGCAAATAAAATTTGAAAACATACTATTAACTAATAATTCAACATGATAATTTTCTCTTATAGAATAAATTTTTATTTCTAATTTTATATTATCTTTTTTTTCAATTTCTTCTAAAATTTCATTAAAAAAAATCTGCAATTCATTTTTTATTTCATTTTCTGAATAATTTTCTAAATCTTCTTTTTTAATAGTTATCATTTTATTTTAATTATTTTTTTGTAAATATTTTTGGATTTCTTCAAAAATATTTATGAACTTTACATCTAAAATTTTCTTTTCTTCATTATAATTTTCATCAATATAGAAATTAACCAAACCTAAGATGTTAGCTGAAAATGTTTTTGAACCGAAAATATTTTCAATTTTTTTCCTTAACATTTTTGTGTATATTTTCAAAATATTTTGTTCATCTATTTCAGATAAATTATTTAAATTAATAAAAAGTCCATTTGTCTCAAGATTTTTCAGAAATTTCTTTTTCTGAATTATCATATCGTTTAAATTTTTGTAAAGAAAATGATCATTTAATTTATTATCATCTAAATAATCATTTAGAAGATTCTTTTTATTAATTTTGAAATTATTTACAATTATTTTATCTAAATCAAAAATTGATAATGTTTGTTGTTCTTCTTTTTCTTCTTTTTTTTCTTCTTTATAATTAAGATAATTTAAGTTATTTTCTAAATAATAGACACCTGCATTACTTTCATTTATCTGTTCAATTATCCAACCTTTTCGTTTACCTTGAACTATTTCTTTTCCTATATTTCTTTTAACAGATGAAGGATTATTATAATGAAAAAACTTGGCTACATCCTCAAGGGTTGGTAATTCTAATTCATAATTATCTTTTGTATTTGTTATTAAATATTTCATTTAATTTTAATTACTTTTTTGTGAAAATAAAGTCAGGTATCATATGATACCTGACAAAGAATGCTTTTAACATTCAGGACAATCGATCCAATCGCCGATAATGTCTGAGTAGATTATTTTACCATTATTATCCGTTTTTAATTCGTTATTTTGGATATTTAAATGTGAATTTTTAACTAATTCACCATTTTTAAATCTCAAAATGTTTCCTTCGTTTAGTGATGTGAATAAATAATCTTTTCCATTTTCTAATTTTAATTTATTGTTTTCCATTTTTTTATATTATTTTTTTGTAAAAATGAAATTAATTATTTCTTTAATTTCATTTTTATAATTTCTATACGTGTCATTACTTTTATCGTATTTTTTATATAATTTTTCGATATTTTTATCAATAAAATTTATCAAAGTTTTCAGATCTGAATCTGAATTAAAAATATTATAATATAATTCATTATAATTATCTGTTAGACAAGTATCATTTAATAATAAATTAATCTGATGTTCATTTTGAACATCAGATTTTTTATAATATTTAAACATTTTAATTATTTCATTTCTTATGTCATTTTTAAATTTGTCCATTTTTATTAATCATTTTTTTTATTATTATATATTAAAATTTTTATTTAGTTTTCACTTTTTTTACATTTTTTTATATTTTTTTTAGTAAAAATCTTAAATCGTTATATTCATCTGTGTGTTCTGATTCAATTATTTCATAACCTTCTGGTTTTATACAAAAATCATAATCATAAAAATCATATAATTCTGTATCATTATTGCAATGATCATCTCTATTATCATAGAAGAAATTATTAATCCTATCGTTGTTGAATGAATTTATTGATATAATAACTTCTATTTCACCCTCTTCATAATAATCTCGATTAATTTGTATCGAAAAATCTGATTCACAATAATAGTTATCATCTTCATCTTCTAACATTTCATTAAGTATATCTGAAATTCTTTCTTCATCATAACCTTCATATATATATTTTTGATATTCTTCATGAATAATTTCGAAAATTTCATCATCAATCTTATAATCTGTTATAGGTATATAATTACTTGGGTTTAAATGATATTGTTGAATATCATCCGGATCAATATAAATTTTGAAAATGTCTTCACCTGCATAAAATGTATCTGTATGTATAGTAGATTCAATCCATTCATCATCACTAACATTATAGATAAATTCTCCAAATTTGAGATTTCTAATTCTATTTAAGACATCTTTATCATCACCTTCTTCTTCTTCAATGTCTTCAATATCATACCAATAATAAATTGTCTGACTGTCTTTTTTAATGTCTTCAAACCATCTATCATTATAATCTTCCCATTCAATTTCATAATTTTTAAACGATTTTTCATTTGCTTTCTTTCTGTAAATTTTCATAGTTTCTAATTTTTTTTTTAATTTTTTATTCTAAAATATCCATTCCCAATTTTTATAAATTTTATTAAGTCTTTGTTCGTATTCTTGTTCTTTTTTTACTTCATCAATTAGTTTAATATAGATTTCATAACCTTCCTTCTGATATATACCTTCTTGGTCAATTAAATAATCATTGTATTTGTCTTCGATTTTATATGTACATTTAGACTTGTCAATTTTATTTATTATTCCGTCTATATCTTTTTGATTTTTTACAAAATAATATCTCTGTTGTTTTTCTACATGTTCATTTATTTTGAAATGAACTGATTTATACCATTTTTTACCATTTTTTATTATAGTTATTTCTCGATTATTATCATTATACTTTGATATTTTAAATTTTCCCGCAGTCTCTTTAAGTAATATAAATATATTATCTGATTCTTTAATAATAGAATTATTATTTTTAGTAATATCTTTTATTTTTTGTTTTGCTTGTTTGACATCATCAAATGTATTTAGATTTTCTGTTAATTTTTTAATTTTGTCAAATTTTTCTGTAAATTCTTTTGTTTCCATTTTTATTAATTATTTTTTGTTTATTATTATATATTAAAATTTTTATTTAGTTTTCGCTTTTTTTACATTTTTTTTACATTTTTTTTTTAATTTCATTAATAACTTCATGCCAGACTTCATAACTGACTTCATTCTCGACTTCATCACTGACTTTATTACTGACTTCATTCCTTACTTCATTCCCGACTTCATTATCGACTTCATTCCTGACTTCAATCATAACTTCAATCCAAATTTCATACCTTACTTTATCCCATACTTCATTCCCTAAATTTTTACCAAGTGTTTTCATATCTATCTTTTTATTTATTTATGTTTAAATCTAAATTTTAATTTAATTTAATGTAGTAAATTTTTTTAGTAAAAAAATAATTTTCTATTTATTTTAAAAAATCCTTATAACTTACTGTTTATAAAGACTTTAGAAAAAGTGTAAAAAAAGGTGCAACATTTTTATGTATTACTATTACTACTATTCTTCTCCTCTCCCTTTCACATAAAAAAATTTTAATTTATAACTTTCAAGTTTTTGCTCATCTCGTCAGAGATGATGCTCTTTATTTATTTGAAGACTTCTAAGACACTTTAAACAAATAAATAGTATATTTCTACATATTTTTAAATAAAGTCTATTAAATCAAAGAAAAAGGCATAAAAAAAGGGTATAACTATTAAAGTTATACCCTTAAATTTAAATGAATTAAAATTAAACTAATTCAGCATTTTGAAGTAAATTATAATTAACTACTTTCAGAAAATCTGCTATTTGATTATATACAAAAGGAAACATCATTATTTTCACATGTAGTTTCTCTATACATATTTCAAGAAAAATTCTCGTCAATGAACTATCATTCATTTCCTTAAATAACTTCTCAAAATAACCTTCATTACAAATAAATTGTAGTAATTCATTTAAATTACTACACCTTTCATTTTCAGATATTGCATTATCCTCGACAATTAGGTTTAAATAAATCTCAACAGATTTATTTAAAATTTTTTTTTCAAAATCTAATAAATTTTCCATTTTTTTTTTGTTTTAATTAATTAATAAATTTTTTTATAATCTCTTCCAATATTTCAAAGAACTTACTTGTAAATATAAGTAAAATAAATTAATAAGAAAATAAAAGTTATTAACAAGATATAAACATCTAAAAACAGTTAAAATAAGACTGTTTAAGACACTTTAAACAGTCTTTAATGGAAATATACTATTTATTATTTAAAGTGTCTTATATGTAATAAAAAAGCCTGTTATGTAAATATAACAGGCTCCAAAAACTAATAAAAAACAACTAACTTAAATAATAACTTCTATCTTATATATTTTACAAAATACTTTACTTTCTGTATATTCAAAATTATCAATCAAATTAAAAAATTCAGAATAATCTAAATAAATGTAAAGATTATTTATTTCCTTTAAATTTAATTCTTTAGTATAATCAAAACGAACTGAAATATCTGATAATGAATTAGATAATATATCTTTATAACTTATTTTATCAATTATTTGAGAGCCGCTTGCTATAACTACATTGTAGTCATAATTACTATACTCAATTATTTCTTGTTCATTTCTTAAATTTATTTCTTGTCCCAATTCAATATCAATTTTAAATTTAACGTTTGTTATTCCATAATTTTCTAAATTAATCTGATCTGAATACTTTAATTTATTAAATGATCCACTTTCAAGTAAACAATAATTTTCATTATCATTTATGTAAATGTATTCATTACCACAACTCCAGGGATATGATACTGAATCAAAATCTTCATAAATAATCCAGTCGACTAAAATCTGATTTGAATCATTGATAGGATTTGTAATAAATTCTTGCTCAAGTGGTGCAATTTGTTCATCTTCACAACTTATTAGAAATAGTTGTGATAATACTACTGTCAGGATAATTACTAAATGTTTCATAATTTTAATTTTTAAATTTATTTGTCTGTAAATATATATAAAAAATTTTAATAAAAAAAATAATTTTCTATTTATTTTAAAAAATCCATATAACTTACTGTTTATAAGTAGTTTAGAAAAAGTGTAAAAAAAGGTGCCACATTATATGTATTACTACTATTACTATTCTTTCTCCTCTCCCTTTCACATAAAAAAAATTTTAATTTATAACTTTCAAGTTTTTGCCCATCTCGTCAGAGATGATGCTTTTTTTTTATTTAAAGACTTCTAAAAGACTTTAATAAAAAATATATAGAAATATACTATTTATAATTTAAAGTCTCTTAGAAGTCATAAAAAAACATAAAAAAGGGTATAACCATTAAAGTTATACCCTTAAATTTAAATGAATTAAAGTGATTAAAGAGACTTAATTGCTTCAATAAAGTTATTTCTTGATTTTTGAAGTCTTATTGAATTTTCAATTTTTTTCTCAAGTTGTTTTAAATATCTGTCTGAAACTTTAAGTTGATTTTTGATTGCTGATTTTTCAAATCCAATTGAAAGTAGATAAATAACCCTCTGTCTATTAGTAGTTAATTCTTTATCTATTTTTTCAAGTTTTTTCTCTTCAACTTTTTTTATTTCAATATCATTAACTTTATTAACTTCAATTACTTTATCATTTTCAAATTTAAGTTCACCTTTTTTCATTTTTGAACGATACCACCTTACAGAATTTATAGTTGAATTTGTTCTTCTTGCTATTTCTTTAGTATTAATATTTTGAGATATCAATTTAATAATTCTATATTTTTTTGATACTATTTTTTTAGATGTTGGTTTTTTAGATGTTGGTTTTTTAGATGTTAGTTTTTTAGATGTTGGTTTTTCTGTTGTTGGTTTTTCTGTTTGATCATTATTCATTTTTGAACGATACCACCTGACAGAATTTACACTTGAATTTGTTTTTTTTGCAATTGTTTCATCTTTCCAGTTCATTTTGATCATTTTAATGATTTGCTCTTTTTTTGTTGTTTTATTTGTTTTCATAATTTCTAATTTTTAATTTATAAAATGTTTTATTATTAACTTTCTGATACAAATATACACCTTTTTTTTAATAAAAAAAATTTTTTTAACTTTTTTTAACTTTTTTTTTATAAATATATAACAATAAAATAAATTTTTATGAAACAGAATTTGAAAGTTTTTGAATTTTTTGCTGGTATAGGTGCTCAGAATCAAGCACTTAGAAATATAAATATTGATTATGAAATTGTTGGTATATCTGAATGGAATATAAACAGTATAATTGCATATAATTATATAAACAATGATAAAAATTACTTAGAAACATTAAAAAAAGATATAATAATAGACAAATTAAAGGATTTTACATTTTCGTCAAATGGAAAAACACCAACAAATCTAAAATATTTTAGTGAAAAAAAATTAAATCTATTATATAATAGTCATATCTTATCTGAAAATAAAGGATCAATAATAGATTTAAAAGAAAGTGATATACCTTATTCAGATTTATGGACTTATTCATTTCCTTGTCAAGACTTATCATCAATGGGTAAACAAAAAGGAATGATAAATGGACAATCATCATCGTTATTAAATCATATTCTAAGGTTATTGAATGAAAAAAAAGAAAATAATAAACAATTACCTAATTTTTTATTGATGGAAAATGTTACATCAATAAAAAATAAAAGAAATATAAAAGATTTTAATAATTTAAAAGAAAAATTAAAATCTTTTGGATATTATAATTATGATTTTGAATTGACTGGTTATAAACATGGAATCCCACAAACACGAAAAAGAACATTTATGGTGTCGAGTTTAGATAAATTAAACATAGATTTTTCTGAAAAAGATTTAAAAAATACAAATTTATGTATAAAAGATTTTCTTGATATTGATAAATCAAAATACAAAATAGATAAAAAGAAATATAGAAATTTAGATGTTAAATATTTAGAAAAATATAAGATTAATAATCTAATTTATTATAAATCTGATTTATATAGTTTTAATACAATGAAAAAAATATTTGATATAAAAGGATATTCTCCAACACTATTAGCAGGATCAAAATATTCATATTTTGATAATGAAATGATAAGGAATTTGACAGGAAAAGAATCTTTAAAATTAATGGGATTTTCAAGAAATTTAGAAAAATTAGATAATTTATTTAGTTGTAATGAATTAAATAAAATGGCCGGTAATTCTATTATTGTTAATAAATTAGAGTTTATATTTAAAAAATTATTTACTTAAAACATTTCATCAATTTCATCATTTTTAAATTCATCCAAAATTTCAACACTGGTTTCTAAATTATTTAAATTCAAATATTTTAAATCTAAATTATAAACAAACATTGTATATTTAGTATTGTTTTTATTTGAAATAATTGTAGAATAACAACTTGATTTACAATTACTTTCATTTTCTTTTCTTTTTTGTAATAGAATATTATTTATAAATTCTAATTCTGACTTATTATTTGAAATTATCCACATATATTTTTTATTTCTTTTTCAGTCAATACTTTATTATATATTTTAACTTTCTTTTTTATACCTTTCGAATAATATTGAGTTGCTGAAACAATACCCCTCCCTATTTGAATAATGCCTTCAGAAGAAATACCTGCATCAGTTGGTGGATATGCAGAACTTGTAAGCATATCAACTTCTTCTCCATTTAGATATAATTTCATTTTATCCCAACCAGATTCTGAATTATCATAAACATAAACAATAGTTGTATTTTCTGATATTTCTAAATCTAATCTTTTAATTGAGAGACCATCTGAGTCAATTGTTCTTATTATATAATATAGATATCCATCAACCCAATAACCTAAATATATTTTTTGAGTTTGCACATTATCACTTCCAATTACGAAAGGGGTGTCATTACTTTCAGGAATACCTTGAACAATAATAGTGAAGTTTTTCCAGTTTTTAAATGAAATGTTTGTCTCTAAATAATCATTTATACCATCAAAAGTTATACCTGAAGAAGAAAATATTGGTCTATTAACTGCGATTTCTTGAGTTGCTTTATTATTTAAATTCCACTTATCCCTCCAACTATTTACATAAGATACACCAGAAATTGTTGATAAATCTAAATAATCTGATTTACTATCTAAATCAATTACTAAATTATTTAATTCATTAAAATTTTTGGGTATATTATCTTTTCCAAAATAATTTTTTAGATTTTTATATATGTTATCTGATGAACCATTCGTTAAATCTTTTATATTTTTCCAAATTGCATCATATTTATTATTATTCAATTTTTTAAGATTTTTCCAAATAGAATCATCTGTAAAATTTCCTTTTTCTTTAATATCTTTATAAATACTCATTACTTTTTAATTTCTTTTATATCTTGTTTAATTTCTTGGATTTGATTGCTTATAAAATTTAATTTTATATCAATATTATCCTTTTTAACACACTGATTTTCTATGTTTTTTATTCTAATATCGTGATTTTTAATTTCATTTTTTGTATTAAAATAAAAAATAGTCATCGTTGTCATTATTGTAAACAATAATCCAACCAAACCACCTATTAAATAATTTCTTAATACTTTTAAAATCTCATTAAATTCTTTTTCTGCCATATCATTTTTTTTATTTTATACTAATTTTAAAAATCCAGATCCATCAACGCTTACTCTTGTTAATGTGCCACCTCCAGCATCACCCAATAAAATAAATAAATTTGTCGATCCTGCTAGAGCTGTATCACCTACCATTAAACAATCTTTTCTATTTACATCAGATGTACCATTTCCCACAACGAGCGTAGCTGTTTGATTATCATTCCAACAACCAAGTCGTGTTCGATTTGGTTGTGATGTTCTTAAGCCAATACCAGCCAACATATTATAACTATTATTATTTGTATTTGATTCTCCTACCAATAAAGATTTATCAGCATTATTTGTATTTAATTTTCCACCAAGAATTGAATTATGTCCATTATTATAATTATTTTGTCCACCAATAATTGAATTATATTTAAGATTTTGATTATTTTGTCCTAAAATATTTGAATAATTTCCAGTATTTGTATTTTGATATCCACCTAAAATTGAATAATTAGAATTATTTTCATTACTAGCACCTCCAATAATTGAACCATCACCAGCAATTTTATTTTGATTACTTAAACCACAAATTATTGAACTATCTCCAGAATTCTGATTAATAAAATTAGCTGAGTTTAATTCACCACCAATGACCATCGAGGCTTTTCCATAATTTTGATTACCTTTACCACCAGTAATTGAATTATGTTCAGTATTAGTATTACTTTCTCCAAAAATTATTGAATTTTCTATTGTTGCACCACTTTCAACATATAAATCCTCAAGTATATGTAAATTCTTACCAAACCACCCACCACCATTTGCAGCAAATGAAAAATCAGAACCATTTGTTGTTGCTCTTGATGAGTTTACACATAATACTTTACCACCAAAAAAAATCGCACCATCACCACCATCACAACTTAGTTCGATTAAATTATTTGCTATTATATTTGTTCTATAAGCATCAATACTAATTGAAGCTAATGAATCTGTATTTTTTATATAAGATTCATTCCCATTTAAATTTAATATATTTTCAGAATAATTATATGTAAAATTAGAACTTCCAGTCAAAGTTCCAACAGAATTAAATATTATTTGTGTATTATCAGAATTTTCAAAAACTTGATAAGTTGTAGAACTTAAAGAACTTATATTAGAAATATTTGTATTAATTAAGTCTAAATTATTATAAGTTGTTGAACTTAAAGAACTTATATTAGAAATATTTGTATTAATTAAGTCTAAATTATTATAAGTTGTAGAACTTAAAGAACTTATATTATCTAAATTTATATATGTTTGAGAACTAACAGATTGTAATTCAGAATCATAAGCAATATTTTCTAATAATGATGATCCTGAATTTATTTGCCATCTATCAACGTCATCATTCCAATAAAGTTTTGCATTGGTTTCTAAACCTCGGTCTATCTCAATTCCACTGTTTATAAGTGATACACCACTTCCAGTTTCTCCACTATTCAATAAAATTATATTATCTTTAATGTCTAAATTTTCAACATTTGCTGAAATAGTTGAACCAGATACATATAAATTACCAGTTATATTCACATTACCTGTAGTTTTTATATTATTTGTATATAAAGTATTATTATCACTACCGGATATATTTGAACCTATTATTGCAGAATTATATGCAGTTAGTTGATTATTTTGTCCAATTACTAAACTATAAAAAGATGATAATGTATTTGATAATCCAGCAACTAAATTACCATCATTGTATACTTGATTACCAATACCAACTATTAAATTACAATCTGCATATTGTTTTGCTTGATTACCAGCACCAGCAACTATATTATTATGATCATTAACTGAATTTGAATAACCAACTACTAAATTATTATTACCATTACAACCATTATTATTTCCAAATAAAATTGATTTTGTTGATCCAGATATATTATTTGAAGTTAAAATTGCGTTATCGTTATTATCTAATTTAAATAAACTATAAACTTCATTATCAACACCTACATATATTTTTTTATTATATTCATCAACAACAATTTCACCCGAATAAATTTCTTCAGGTCCCCAAGAGTTTGTAATGTGATCACCAACACCAATTGTAGGATTAAAATCAGATGTTTCATTAATTAATTGAACCATCCTATCATTTCTAATGTTTAATGCCATTTTTTCATTTTTTTATTTTAATTATATATAAATTTTTTTTAATAAAAATTTGCTTTTATAATATTTTCATTATCATATTCACTAATTATAATATTTTCATTATCATATTCACTAATTATAATATCAATTTCTTCTAATATAATTGGATTGAATTCATATCTAATATTATATTTTTCAGGTTGAATTATTTTAATTAATTCAACTTTAGTTATATAATTATTTAAATCATAATCAATTATTTTATTAATTATAAACCAACCATCCGAAACTTTATTTCCAAAATTTATATAGATTTTATCATTTAATTTAGTTTTAAAAATTGTTTGAGGTGTTAAATAAAAATCTGCAATTATAATTCTTGCATCACTATTTTTATATTGTTCCAACAAAGTATTATAATAATTATATAAATTATTAAATTTATAATAAATAGTAGGATAATTATTATTTTTATTAAATAAATCTCCACAATCAGGACTATAATTTAAATCAATATCATAATTATCAAATGAATTAGATATTGCTGTAGTATAATGTGTAAATTTTTCATTATCATTAAATTTCATTTCTTCAGTAGATAATGTTTCTGAATTTAATTGTGTTGTATAAAGATGTAATAATCTTAATGCAGCATTACACTTTGACTTTCTTAAAATATTACCAAGTTTATCACCTTCAACACCATTTTCATTTTCCCAACCAATTTTTGAAACCGGATAATATCTTGTTATACTTGTATTATCAATAAATGTAATTGTTTGATAATTTTTATTTATATTATTTGATATATCATTAAAATTTGCAGGTGATATATAAGGTGTTGATGTAAATATACTTTCATATTTTTCAACATTATTTGTATATTTATTTGATGTTTCTTTAAATAATTCACCAAAATTTTTAAGATTTGTGTCCCTATATAATTTGTTATGCCAATCTTCACCATTTTTTAATTTAAAATTTATTAAACTCGAATCAGTTATATTTGTTTGTATTTCTATTTTTGAATTATTTACTAAAATATCTGTCCAATTTTGTGAATCTCCTTCAAGATAATATTCTTCTCTATTTTTTATTATATAATGATTTTTATTGAAATTATTTTGATATACATAAAGATTAAATAATTTAAAAATATCTCTCAAAAAATCTGATTGTTTCACATTTTCTGGGAGTATATCATTCATTGTCAATATGTTATCTGAATTCCAAACAACACCAGTAGTTTCTTTATCATAAACCTTGAAATTAAAATCATCAATTTCTAAATCTAATTCAGATCCATGAACAATTGAAAATACTATTATATTATCTTTTTCTAAATTTTCTGTTAATGTAATTGTCTCATCGTAAGTGTTTACTGTAGCTGAAATATCTACAATTCGTTTATATGATAATAATTCACCACCCTGTGCATATATCCCAACATATAGATCAGCCAATCCACTAATCCTTGTAAATGATACATTTATATCTATTTTAGAAAAATCTTTTCTTAAAACATAATTTTCTATACCGCTTTGAGTTGATGAATATACATTTGATCCCAATCCACCGATATATAACTCTAAATTATTTGATATACTATTATATAAATCTGTATATATATTCAAACTACCACCGAAGGCCAAAAATGGATATTTAGCCTTCAATATAAACCTTCCATCAATATCAGCATCTCCTATTAAATTTGTAGTATTACTATAATTTAATGAACTCTTTGAGTAAGGAACCACTAATTTTTTAAAAAAATCTTGTTCAAATAATTCACATTCATAAGTATAATTTTGATTCTCAAAAATTTTATCTATAATAGATTTAACAAAAAATGCAGGTTTAAATAATTCTGATTTTTCTAAAACATTCATTTGTTGCATTTGTGAATTTAATGAATATGTGCTTGTTAAGTCAATTTTATTTATAAAATTTCCATAATCAATAAATGGATAAATATATGGTTTTACATCTGAATTATAATTATTATCTGATATTGTTTGAAAATTATATTTATGATTTCCTTCATTATTCCATTGGATTTCATTTAATTTTAAATCTTTCAAATCAATAAAAATCGATTTAATAAAAGATATTAAATTACATTCATAAAATATTTCATCATTTTCAATAATTATTTCATTTAATTTTATAAATCCTCTAAAAATTTCAAATGTATTTTCATATAAAACGGCTTCAATTTTTTTATTTAACCAAATATTTTGTTTAATATTTATATTAAATAATTTTTTAAATATCTTTCTATTATTTTGTGAATCTGCAATTTTTATTGTTTTTGAAAATGATGTTTTTTTATCAAAAGGATTTCTAATATCTGATATAGAATAATTTAACATAATATCAATATTATTATCCAAGTCAATTAACATATAATCATTATTATAAATATTTGTAATTCCTGTTAATGAATCACTAACATCTATATTATTATAATCACCTACATTTACATATAATTGTGTATTCATATTTAGAATTTTTTATATTTTTTTCTAATATTTTTCATATATTTCATTTGATAATTTTTTAAATTATCTTTTATATCTGAATATTTATCTAATTTATTTGTAGATATTATAATAGGTATTTGAATATTATTTTCAAATAAAATAACATTTGTAGATTTTAATAAATCCTTCATTAAAATATTATAACTATTATCTATATAATCACTTGATAATATATAATTTTGTTCAATTTCTTTATTATTTGTATATAAATTTTTATCATTATAATTTCTTATTAATTTTCCTGTGTTTGTATTTATATCATATTTAGTTTTTTCAAAATAATCTTTATTTACTTCAAATTCGTCCAGTATATTCCCAAAAAATTTAAAAGATTCAACACCTCCAAATCTATTATTCCATATAATTTCTTTTTTTTCATTATAATTACATCTATTATCTTTTATAAATGTTAATTTTTCTGATGTTTGTATATAATTCTCATCTGACGTATAAAAATAAAATCTTTTAATATCTGTAAAAATGTTTTTATTCACTTTTATTTCAATAACTTCAAAACTATTTATAAAAATTGTTCCAGTATTACCAGAACCTTGTATATAAATATTAGAATAATTATCATCTGCTATTATAGTTAAATATTGTTCACCATTTATTTTTTCTAATTCAACAGATTGATCCAAATCTCCAATAATACTAGTAAGCCCTGAGTTAAATCCAACCCAAATTGTATCAATATCATCAATTATATCTAAATTTATTTTAAATGTGTATTCAACATCTTTATTAATATTGAAAATAGAACCATATGATCTTGAGAAATTTGTTGAATTTGTTTCAAATAAATTTTCATTTAATAATATTGTATTACCACTATTTGTCCATTCGTCTAATTGCCATATTTGTGAAATAGTTGGTGTTTGTGATTCAATTAAATCTTTTCTTAAATTAATATCAAGCCTAATTTTATTTTTATCACCAAAATTTTCATTTTCATAAAAATTTCTATATTTATTATTATTATTATCAATATATTCTACAACAAAAAAATTATTCTTAACATCTAAATTAATGGATGTATCTCCACTACTATTTAACATACTTATATAATTATTAGATGTATTATCAAAATATCTTTTATCTCGGTAATCAGTTAAAAATTTTGATGTATTTGAACTTAATTCATAATCTTTATAATCAAATTCAGATAATTCATAATTTTCCTCACCATTTATAATTATAAAACTATCTGAATATAAATTATCATATTCATTATTATTATAAAATTCTATTATATATATAATACCTTTTTTATATGAATAATTATGATAATTAAAAACTGATGTATCTATATAATTATCAATATCAAATAATTCTGATGGATTTAATATTAAAAATGAATTTGGATTAGGTAACTGAGACAACTGATTTACGATTGCTGTTGTCTCACCAGAATTAAATTGGTATATATTTACTAAAAATTTAAAATCATTATATAGTGCAGCCTTATCTGTGTTTACTGTTATATAATTATCGGAATGTAATAATGTTATATCATTTATTTGTTGATAAATATTTAATGCCATAATTATTTTTTTTTATTTATATATAAAAAATTTTTATAAATTTCTTACATTTTCTTCTCCGAATTTTTCTTCAAACATTTTTTTAATATCTTTTGCTAATGATTTTTCCATTATTTCTTTTAATTCTGTATCTTTATAAATTGGATTTAAAAAATTTGTAGGTGGTATTCCCAAGTCCCCTATTTTTATGCGAACTGGCCAAAGCATAGATTCAGGTAAACCCATATAATTTAACCATTCTGAAATAACATCTTCAGGTGGCATTTTTCCAGGGCCTCTACCGGTGTTAATCCATTTTGCTGAATCTGTTAATATATATACTATTTGTGGAAAACCATCTTTATTATTACTTATCTCAAAATCAATGTCTCTATATGTATTTGTATGTGTTTTATTTTTTTCTTTTAGAATTTCCCTCATTTTTTCGAGTTTTTTATTTGCATGAAATTCTAATTCACGTCTACTATATTCATACATAATTTTTTATTCATTTTTTGGAATTAAACAACTATTATTTAATGATTTAACTTCAATAGATATATCAGAATAATAACCTGAAACAACATCTTTAAATTGTTCTGTAAATGGAATTAAATCAAAAGATTTGTTGAACCATAGTTCATAATTTTCTTCTTTTCTTGCTAATAATTCAGATTTAATGTCTTCAAATATTAATATAATATCATTTTGAATATCAATTAAATTATTTTTTTCTTTATCCAATAAGTCCATAATGTAAATTTTGAAATTTACTTTATTTATGTTTTCACCCAAATTGATTTTACCGGGTTGCAATAAACAAAAAAAATAATTTAAGTCTTTTTCAGTTAAATTATAAGGATATCCATAATAATAGTGAGATTCACCTAATTGTGAATGTTCAAATATAATTGTTTCTAATCTATTTTTAACCAATTCTTTATATGTCATTACCATTTAATTAAATTTTCAAAAATATAAATAATTCCTACTGCTATAATAGGGTCAATAATTATATAACTAACTGGAATAATAAAATGAATAAAAAGCCCTATCCAAAATGAAGAACACATTGAACAATTTAATAGTTTATTTACTATTTTTATCTTTTTAAAATTTCTTACTTTCTCAAATAAATATGATTTATTTATTATATATGAAAGTCCAATTACTGTTAATGTAAATATTACAATATTGTCCAATCTCCATCAATTCGTTTTTTATCTATATTTCTATTATCTGAATTTAAATCAAAACCAAACATAGAGTTATTTCTATATTCTGGGGCTATCTCATCTAATTCTGTTTCAGTATCATATTTCTCAAAATCTTGTCCATTCTCAGATAAATATTTATTTAATCTATCTTTATAAATTGTATAATCATTTCTATATTTAGATTTTAATAATTGAAATTCTTGAGGGCTTATTTTTTCAGTATTATCTGTCTTTAATGTCTTAATTCCACTATTTGTAAATTTGAAGGCAATTAAATCAATTGATCTTACTATACTTGCATAAATTAAAAAATTTTCAATGTGTAAATCTAATTCGGAATAAAGTGTTGATCCAGTTATCAAATTATTTTCTAATTTATCAAGATAATCTAAATATAAATTTGTTCCTATAGCTTCTTGTAAATCAATATTTTGAGCCTCATATATACATAATTCTAAATAATCATTATCTATATTTTCATCTAAAAATTTCATTCTTTTTTTAAGATAATTTGCATCAAATATCGTCTTTAAATTTCTATTAATACTCATTTTTTATAATTTTTTTTAAATTTTACTATTATTAATAATCTTTTGTTTTACTTGACTTGAAGGAATAGAAAAATATTCTAATTCACATTTACAACCTTTGTGATTGTTGGACGGTCCCATCAATCTATATGTTTTTCCGTTTGAAATTGATGAAATTACAAAAGGTGCATTTACAGGAACTTGCATACCATTTAATCCTTTTTTACACCATTCACAGGTTTTTTCAGATAGATTGACTTTCCATCTTTTCATTTTAGTCATTTTCTTCTTTTTTTTGCCTGGACCTTGAGCAAATTCTTCAGTTATATCTTTAACTAATTCATCTTTATTAATAAAGTCGTCTAAATTTATATCATATTCAGATATTCCATTTATATCATCATCATTTGCTTCATCCAATTCTTTAAAAAAGTCATCATAACTTAATTTAGAATTATCACAACTACAACTATTTTTAGAATAATTTTGTTCTGATTTTATTTTATCTATTTCTTCATTATCTTTATCGTCTTTATGTTCTTTATTTTCAATCATTATTTCAGATAGTCCATTTATTGCTAATAATTTATTAATAACTTTTAATATCTTTTTCCTTAATGGTAAAATTTGATAAGTGAAAAATAAATCTCTTGCTTGTTCAAATTCAACAGATCCACCTAATTGACCAGGTGTTCGCACACCGACAAGAACTGGACTAGTAACTCCATGTGCTTCAAGAATTTTTAAATTAACGTCCTTACTTAATTGTTCAAATTTTTTATCTAATTGATCAACTGGAATTGGTTCAATTCTTGCCCTATGATCTTTATCAACAGCATACATAAATAACCATTCACCACTATTTTTTGTTCCACCAAATTTTTCTTTAAATAATCTACTAAATTGTTCCTTTTCTTCTTGTGTTGGTTCATCCCCAACTATAGTCAAAATGTATGGAATAGCAAAATTATTTTTTATATTATTATTATGAAAATCATTTATTAACATATCTGTTTCAATAGATTTGATTGCTGAATAATAATCAGGTTTCCCATAATAATTTGAGCCTGGAGAATATGCAGGTATTGTGCATTTTATTTCATTTGCTTTAGTTGATGTTCCAAAAGATGGAATAATACTAATTGGATATTTTCCTTTTCTATATTCAGCCCAATTATCACAATGATAAAAATTGTCTATTTGTCCATCTTTATTTTTTTTACCATATAAAATTTTACTTGAATCAATATGATATAATTTATTTATCCTATCATGTATTTTATTCCAAACTACATTGATATTAAATGAACCAAATAGAACTAAATCATATGCAAGTCTATATATAAAATCTTCAACATCATTATAATCTTCACAATTTTTAAAAAATTCTTTTGTATCATCCTCCATTATAACTTCATCACCAGCAATCATTTTAGCCTTCATATTTATAATTTGTCCGTGCATCTCTGAACGATCTTTTAATTTTATTAAAAAATCTGCAAATTCATTCGTAAGTCGACCAAATGGAACCCAACCCTTATCATTAGTATTCCATCCATTGAAATTATAATAATGTTCTTTATTTTCTATGTTTTGATTAAAATCTATTATACCACTTTTCACATTTATTAAATTATTTTTTTCAATTTCTTTTATATGAATTATATTCTACATCACGATTGAAATATTCTTGTGTGTCTGTGTCTGTATCAATAATTCTAACTTTTGTTGAATATATTTTATTTAAATTATCTAAATTATCCTGTGTTAAATCACTTAATTCAACTTCTTTATCTATTTCATAAATAAAAAAATCATATAAACCATAAGTTTTTTCAATTTTTCCTTCTAATAAAGATGTTCCTGAATTTAATATTATGTTAAATTTGTCATATCTTAAATTAGTTTCAGTTATATTTGTTGTGAATATAACGTTGTCAATATCAATTATTATATTATTACCCGAATTCGTTAAAAAAGGTGTAATATTTATGTATAAATCATTACTATTATTTGATAAATTTATCATATTTTGATATATTTTACTATTATATATTAAATTTTATTATCAAAAAAAAAGAGTTATAATATTATTATAACTCTTTTTTAAAAAATAAACAAATTTTAATTATGAAACTAACTTATGTAACTAGAAAATACTGTTTTAGATTCGATAAAAGGTGCTGGATTTTTTGCAAATCCACTTAATGTTATATCAAGACCATTAAATTCACCTGAAGCTGCACCACTATTTGCATTGTCAGCAGTTGGATAAAGACCTTTTGATATTCCAACAAGTCTATAATAATCATTATTATCTTGTATAATAGCAAAAGTTTTTGTTGATCTAAAAAACATTAACGCATTTCTTTTATCATTATCAAATTTCTTAAAAGTCATATATAACTGTTCATCACTTGCAATAGAATCATCTCTACCTGCATAGGTACCTGGTTCGTTATAGTATGCTTTTTCTTCGTCAAAAACATATTCTTTTAAAGTTGTTGAACTTGAAAGAGCGGAAGTTAATCCAGTTATTATATTATCTGAATCATATTCAATTTCATCAGAATCTAAATTGCTAAATTCACCTATCCATACTCTTTTCAATCCTCCAACAGTTTGAATATCACAGTTTTGACTTATACCTATATTTGTTAAACATTCACTCATCTTATGTGTATAAATTCTTTTTTATCTTTGCTATTATGCAGTCGCAAAGTTAACTGTAATATATTCCGGTCTCCCTACTTGGAATCCCATTGTAAAATATACTAATAGATAATCACAAATATTTTCACCAGATCCTTTTCTCCATTCTGCCATATAATCTGATTTTCCTTTAGTTACAGCCTTATACATATTTTTAGGTTGGCCAAGAACCATATAATTATACCCCTCTAAACCTTCAACACCAACAGCAGTAATATTAGGACTATTAGGTAATTGCATTTTCAATTCACCATTCTGAACATTTTTTTGAAACATAGGGTTTGATGTTAGTGTTGTATTATACGCTCTTAACAAGTTATAAAAATTACTAACACTCATAAATAATACTTGTTCTTTTGATCTAACTCTAATATCTTGAGCATTAATCATTTCACTTATAATATCATCAATAGTATCCTCAGTAACACCACTTGCATCTGTTAATGTTGTTGCTGTATTTACCGAAGTTGATGCAGATAATGTTTGAATTATTCCATCAAATTTATTTAAATTTTTTCCACCAGATCCACCGTCTTCAGCAAGCCAAATAGCCTGTTCAGCAGCAACCTTAATTTCACCAAGAACAGCTTTTTCAATATCACTTTTGAAAGCATCTTCATTTTTATTTAAATAAAAACTTTGCCATTCATCAAATAGTGTTCTCATGTTGTATTTTTTAGGAACTGTGATTGGAACAGCTGTAATAGTTTGTTGATCCCAAGTTGTGTCTCCTGTTGATGTGTATGAACAAGTTGTTCCATCCTCAAAAAATATTTCTTCATCTAATAGATTCATTTTATGAGTTCCAGTATAACAAGGATAATCATTCAGTAAATTTAAAGTCGTTCCATAAATTTCCTGTAATATTAAAGAAGGATTTAAGTCAGCGATGTGATCAGCTAAACTTGATACGTCATGATCAAATTTTTCTTTAATGTTTTTAAATGTAATTTTTTCCATTTTAATTTTAATTTTTTTTTATCTTATTGGTTATCCAACCAAGAATATTTCCTATAATTTTCTTTTATTTCTGATTTAACAATAGATGTTGAACCATCTAAATTTTTAATTTTCTCAATATCTTTATTCAACTTTTTATAATTTTCTTTTAATTCTGTTAAATCAATTTCTTTTTTAGAAAATTCTTTTTCTTTTTCATCTTCTGTTTTAAATTTTTCAAGAATGTTTTGTAAAATACTTGCAAAATCTTCAATATTTTTTTCAATTTTAGAAAATCTTTGTTCATATTCTTCGTGAATACTCATTGAAACTTCTTTTGTTTCTTCTTTTGTTTCTTCTTTTTTTATTTCTTCAATCTTTACAATTTTTCCATCTTTAATTTCAACATTTTTACCATCAATTTCAATTACAGAATCTTCAATAGGTGTTTCTTTTTCTTCTTCACCTTCAACAGTAATTAACATAACTGCTTCACCTTCTTTTAATTCATTATATCTAACTTTTTTACCATCAATTTCAATATCTTTGAAATTTTCTGTCTTAGAAAAATAATTTTTAAAATCATTTAATACTTTCATTTTAAATACATTTTTTTTTATAATATAATCTTATATATTAAGATTTATTTTTATTTTTTATTTCCTCAAACTCTTTATAAAACTTGGATAATATCATATTTTTATCATCATTTGATAAATCATTATTATCAATTATTTTCTTAAAAAGTTTATTATAATCATATTTATTTAGTATAGTGTCATCAAGTTTCAATTCAACAGAAAATCCTTCAACACCATCATTTTTTATAATTTCCCAAACTTTATCATTATTAACTTTCATTGTTCCCATCCAAGTCCCAACAGGAACATTTATACCTAATTTTTTTGATTTATCAAATTGTTCATCTGATACAATCCAATTTTCAATTAATGTGCAGCCTTCAACTAAACTATCATGTTCAAATGTAGTATTTGAATTTCTTCTATTGATCATGTAGTCTTCAACAAACTGTTCAATAGTTTCTTTAGAAAAATAACAGTAATAAAGTTCATTAGTATCTTTATCAATTCTCCCAATTCTTTTTTCTGGAATCATAATTGGTCCTGTAATAATTCTTTTTTCTTTATTATCTATTTTAAAATTAATGATATTTTTATTATCTTTTGAAAATTTTAAAAATTTTGATTCAATCGCTGGATTTTTCACAATAGATATGGCATTAATAAATTGTTTGCTTATATCATCTATTTTTATTTCTATTTCCTTCATTTTAAATATATTTTTTTTTATAATAAACTATCTGATTCTATTATTTTAACTTTCCTTTCAGTTCTATTGAATTCACCTTGAGAAATTACAACAGGTATTTGTTTAATGGCATTTGCAATATCACTTGGGTCAATTATGTTTGTATTTATTGAACCTGATTCCCCAGCTATTCCACCATCAGCAAATCTAACACCACCACCAACTTCATTTATCTGGCTTAAAATTGGTTTAAACATTGCCGTTGATTTTGCATTTATTACTGATTCTCCATTACTCAAACTTGCTGGTATTGAATCACTAAAACCATTTCCAAGTCCTTTTATCATTCCACCTTTTGCAAATTTTTGTCTTGAAATAGTTGCTATTTGTATAGCACCCATTGCAGCAGCAGCAGCAGCCATAATTGGACCAAGTGGCATTGAATATTGTGCTAAGTTTTTTGATACTGATAGAGCTGTGTCAATAACTGCTTGTATAATTGCCATTTTTTTTTCTTTTTCAGCATATTTCTTTTTTATTTGTTCCTTTTTCTTTTCATTATCCCCAGCCATATCAAGTTCTTGTTGCATTTGTAATTGATTAAAACTTGATAATGTTCCAATTATTGCAGTTGCACCCTGAACAAAGTTTTCTTGATTCTTTAACCTTTCATCTTGTAATTTTTTATCATCCTCAAGTATTTTATCATTTTTATTTTGGTTAATTTCGATCATTCCCTCATTAAATATTTGTTCTTGTTCTTGTTTTTGTAAATTAAAATTTTCCTGTGTTTCTAAATAAAGATTATTTTTTTCTTCTTCAGATATTTCCATTAATTCAATTTCTTTCAAACGTCTTTCTTCTTCTTGTTCTAATCTTTTTAAATTTGCATCCCTTTCAATTTCTAATATTCTTTGTTGTTTTTCAAATTCATTCTCAATGTCTTTAGTATTTAATAGTTCTCTTTTTTGTTGATTTTCAATTATTAAATCCTGTGCTTCATTCGCAGCGTCTTGATTTAATTTTGCAATTTCTTCTTTTGTTCTTTTGTCTTCTTCTGTTAATCTATTTTCAGTCTTTTTTAATTTAATCATAGTCATAGTAGATTGTTCAGAAATTTGGGCAATCTTCGCTTCCTGTTCAGCAATAGCCCTCAAATCTTCATCTTTAGACGAAGAAATTTCAGCCTCAGCTTTCATATTTTCTAATCGATCTTGTTCAATTTTAAGTCTTTCGTCTAAATTCTTTTTCTCTAATTCAGCAGCATTTCTTGACGCTTCAAGCCTTTCGTCTAAAGTATTATTTGTGTCTTCGGCAATATCTCGATATTGAGCAATTTTTTTATTACGCTCTGCTTCGATTGGAATTAAAGATGTTTCTGCCCTGTAAATTCTTTGATATTCAGCTTCAACAGCAGCAGCTGCCTTTCCAGCATCTTTTAAATTTTTAATCAATTTGCTTTCTTTGACCTTATTTTCAACTTTATCTATTCCATTTTCTACACCTGTCCACATTTGAATATTTGCATTTGCAACATCTTTTAAGCCTTGTTTCCAATCTTTTGTAAACAATTTAACAATACCTTTTCCCATTACACCGATGGCTTTAAATCGATTTATAATGTTATCCATTAACATTTTACCTATATCTTTGATCGCCTGCTTTGGGTCATCCCACATAGCCTTAAAACGATTTCCAAACTCTGTTATAAATGTAGTATTTTCTTTAAAATTTTTGAAAAAATCTACAACTGAATCTACAGCTACAGCTATAACAGCATTAACAGAAGCCATAACTTTTTTAAATTCGTTGGCAAAGGTAGCATTACTCATTAGAGCATCACTAATCTTTTTTATTAGTCCAATGATTGCTGTTATAATTACCAAAGGCCCCGCCTTTAATACATTTCCAACTGCCTGGAAACCTTTCTTCATCACACCTGTGCCTTTTCCTACATCTTTAGTAGATTTATCAACATTTTTTGTTGATTTTTCAACTTTTTCAACTTCTTTTTCAACTTTACTAATGTTTGAAACTGCGCCACTCGAATCAACATTCATCTTTATATTAACCTCTTCTGCCATTTTTTATTTTTGTATTTTTTTAATTCTTTATCAAAAAACTTTTTTTCAATTATTATATCATTTAATTTGAATAAAGAAAAGATAATTACTTTATTTAGTTCATCAATATATTTCATATTTAATTATTTTTATTTTTCCTTTTTTTACTGACTTTTTTTTAATTTCAAAATAATCATTTATTAAGTTATCAATTTTTTCTTCATTAAAAGAAAATAAATTAGTATGTTTGATAATTATAGAATTATCATTTATATTATATATTAATTGTATATTTAAATTTCTAAATTTGTAAGGAATCCTAAATATCTCAATCAGTTTAGAAAACTCAGTTTCAAAATTTTCAAATAATTTGAACATTGTTGTTTTATTTTTTTAAGTATATATAAATAAAAAATTTTAATATATAGTTATAAATAATTTTTGTAATATGAAACAAATGATAATTAAAGAATTAATAAAAAATTCAGAAAATATTGATTTATTTAAAGATAAAATTGAAAATATTATTGAAAAAAAATATAATGATTTTATCATAAAAGAATATGAAAAAATACAAAATAAGGATAAATAATTTTAATATATAAATTTATAAATTAGGCATAGTTTATTAATTGTTTTTTTGAAGCAGATAAATTTTATTTATCTGCTTTTTTTCATTCTACTCTCAATGACCTTATCTCTATTAATTCTATATTGTATAAAATTCAAACATTCGGTAATTGTTAATTTATAAATATATTCAAGTTTAGTAATATCATTTTCAGCGAGGGATTTTATTAAAGCATCAACACCATAAATTTCACTAAATTTTTTTTCT